CTCGTCTGGCTGGGGACCTGGCGTTACTCTCCTTATAAAAGGAGTTGATACCAGTCCGGTCAATAAGTTCCGCTTAGAAAACGGAACAACGCGTCCACTCGATGACCTCATGGGTGCCTTCTACGCGGGCATCTATCCGTCTTGGGATCTCTCAAAAAGAGTTCAGCAAGATGGAAATAAGGTCATCACCGTACCCAAAAACTCGAAGACGGATCGTACTATCGCCGTAGAACCAGGATTAAACCTCTGGTTCCAAAAAGGCATTGGTACAATGATTCGTCGACGGCTTAAATGGGTTGGCATCGATCTAGATTCACAGTTGAGGAACCAACAGCTCTCGAAAGAGGGCAGTGTGACCGGGAAACTGGCCACTGTTGATTTCTCTTCTGCGAGTGACACCATATCTGAATCTGTCGTCCGGGAATTAATTCCTAACGATTGGCTCAGAGTGATGGATCTCTCTAGGTCGAGGTACGGCGTTTTGGGTAAGCATCAATTCTGGTACGAAAAGTTCTCCAGTATGGGGAACGGCTTTACTTTCGAACTGGAGTCACTGATCTTCTTTGGAATTGCTCATGCAGTGTGTGAAAAGCTGCAACTGAGCACGAAGGATGTCAGTGTTTATGGGGATGACGTTATTATTCCCGTAGCTGCCTATGATCTGTTCGTAAAAGTCAGTGAGTTTTATGGCTTCACCGTGAACCGCCAGAAAAGTTTCTCGTCTGGCGAATTTCGCGAGAGCTGTGGAGCTCACTGGTATAACGGACAGGACTGCACGCCCTATTACTTGAAGGAAGTGATCGAGGGAGAATCTAGGATATACCACGCTGCTAACAGTGTGAGACGCCTGAGCATGCTTCAAGGTTTTGAAGCGTGTGACGGGCGTTTTTATACTGTATGGCGTTATCTCCGGAGAAAAGTGCGAAAACCGCATCTAATCTCTGAAGGGTATGGCGATGGTGGATTCGTCGTTAACTTAGACGAAGCTTGTCCATCACGCGCGCGTCATGGTGTCGAAGGATACCTGACGACTTTCCTAGCTGATATACCAAAAGTGTATCAGTCCGATGATCACGCAGTCTTGCTTGCAAGACTGTGGGCGAACAGGACGGAAGAGTTACCGGAAGAACTGGTAACTTTTAAGCACCAAGACAGATTGGCTGCGAGACGACTGCTTAAAGGTGAAACGATGGAGTACGGTAATAAGACTCCATTGCGCCGCTTAGTAAAGCAGAAAGTCAAACGGCTGTTTGTCCGACGGTGGGTTAACCTCGGGCCGTGGATTTAACACGGACGTTTAGTTAACCCCTTGGTCAGTGACTTGGGTGGAAAACTTCGAGAGAAGTGGACCACGAGAGGACATGCGAAAGCAAAGACCCCCGCTGGATCTCGGGGGGCGGTGAAACTCCGCCCCCCGGGATCTGGTTGGGGGTCTTGTTCTCTCGAAAACACTT